GTGGCAGGGTAATTAGTGTAGACTTGATTGATCCTGGTTCTGGATATACAGAGGCACCAAAAGCAGTTGTAACTAGAAACTACAAACTAATTCGTGACAATGATATTGAAGTCAGTGTCATCAAACTTGGTGTTCAGAGTGTAGTTGATAACTCCCTCAGAGTCATCAATAGCAATGTTGAACCAATCACACTACCACCACCACTTGCTGCTTTTGTTACATCAACAGTTTTAAAATCTCCTGTCATTGTTGAGAGAGATATTGAAGAGCACATTTGGCCAGACGAAGAACTGTCTGATATGCCAGCTGGTGCAGATCAACCTGGAATCGTTCTACGCACAAGATCTACAGATAGAATTGTACCAATTGAACTAGAAAAACTAGATGTAGAAAAACAGATTACATCTATTATTCCTACTGTTGCTCCAAATGTTCTTTCTGCTTCTACTCTTTCAACAGAGAGGGCAATTACTGTTACAGTTCAAAGAGAACTTGACAACACACATCTGGAGAATACAAACTACTATGCTCCTGGTGCATTCTTACAAACAGACCTCCCACAAGGTTCTACTATTGTATACATCCCAGATACATCACAGTTCTCCTCCAACGGAAAACTTCTTGTTGGCGACGAAGTTATCTTCTATCCACGCAAGTATGATGATCGTTTCCTCTTCTGTGAAAGAGCACAAGATGGAACCACTGATCAATTCTGGGTTGCTGGAACATTTGTACGCCAGATCCCAGATATGGTATCTGTTGTTCCTGGCGGTGTCAATGTTATCCATAGCATCAGTTCTATCTCCACCACACACTTGGCAGGAGATAGAGGTGCTGAATCTCTCAGGACTGTACAAACAGAGGCAGGACAGGTAACTCTAGAATCTACTTCTAGAACAATTACCGTAGAGATTCAACCACAGATTGATGTAGAATCTATTTCTACAGTAACATTCAACAGAGATACTACATTTGAAGCTGGTATCACTGGAATCGATCCTATGGTCATCACTCACAAGGAGACCATAGTTGAACAAGAGCAGCAAATCAATGTTGTATTTGATTATTCTGTACGTAGAGAATCAACTGCACTGCTTCTCTTTACTCCACCCAGCGGTCTACTTGACTTCTACCAAGAAGAAGTATTCTTCACGAATCCAATTGAAACTAGAAATAACGGATTTGTTACCCTTGTATCAAAAGACGTTACTAAGAGAGATCTTACTGTTATTACTATTGTTAATGCTAATGAAGGTCTCAATCAATATCAAGGTGAATATACAGTTGGAAACCTAGGTTCTAATATTGGAAGATGGACTACTGTTGGTTTTGATGATGGAGCTGCTGGAGTATCTGGATGGACTATCCAGCACTTTGAAAGATACTTTGCTGCTATTACTATCAATGATTTTGTTAAGAGGGGTAATTCTAACTTCACCCTGACTGGACAAAAGTGGAACTTGGCCAACCCATCACATCAGAATCCAGTGACAACCACAACATCTAATGGTACAATACCATCGACCATTAATGTTGTATCGACAACACAATTCCCAGCATCTGGATACATATTTACTGAGAGTGGATCGGTCATCCAATACACTGGTAAAACTGCTACATCCTTTACTGGTTGTACTTCCTTTAGAGGTCCAGACCTCATCACAAATGGAGATGACATCATCCCATTTACAATTGACTAAATAACTGCATAAATATAAATAACTTTGGCACAAATCACCACGTCGGAACGGAAAACAAATGGCTGCTATTATTTCTGATAAGTTTAGAATTTTTAACGCGAAGCAATTTCTTGAGTCGCTAACTGAAACTCCAAGTACGAACATGTACTTCTTTGTGGGTCGCCCACAATCCTGGTATGCATACCTTGAGGTATACTCCGTAGATGGAGGTGCTCTCACGGAAGGTGCAGAAGTTTACGAAGGTGCCAACTACGGTGCTGCAACCTTCCGAGGAACCATCGCCAAAGTTTATGATGGTGCCGTTCTTCTAACTGGAATTTTTGGTGCTTCTGGCGTTAACTCCACCCCAAGTTTACTCGGTGCCACTTTAAAAGAGTATTCTGGCGGTTCCGACACTGGTACTACTGCTAAGGCAGGTGTCTATCGTTATGGTACAGAAAACGAGCCACCCCTTCCTTTAGATAACCAGACTGAAAAGTACGGTGTCTATGACGACCTGATTGCTGCCAAGAGAATTACTAGCGAGTATGCCCGTGCAGTTGTAAGACGCTACAACTGGGATACTAGTGCTAACCCTGTATTTGACATGTGGAAACCTGACTACTCTGCAACTCCTGCAGGTGGTGGTCAACTCGGTAAACTAACCGCAACTGGTCAGACTGCTATTGCTGATGCTAAGTTCTATGTAATGAACTCCCAATACGAAGTCTTTAAGTGCCTCTACAACGGTCAAAATCCTTCTAACCCTAATGGTCAGAACGCAACCGAAGAACCAAGCACAACTTCTGGCAACTATAGCAACGGAATCTACACCGAAGCAGCTGCATCTGGTTACATCTGGAAGTACATGTTTACACTTCCTACTGACGATGTACTACGTTTTCTCTCGTCTGACTTCATGCCTGTTGTCCTAAGCACTAATGCTACTCGTCAGGCAACTGAAGCAGCAGCAGTTGCTGGTGCAATTGATGTTGTTGTAGTCGAAGATGCAGGAACAAACCTACCTGCTGCACAGACACTATACACTGCAATCCGTGGTGATGGTGTTGGTGGTGTTGTTCAGTTTACCACAACCGCTGGTGGTGCTATCGATCCTGCAACTGTATCTGTTGCTGTTAAGGGATCTGGTTACACCTATGCTTCCATTGCTCTAGGTGATGGCAACCTCTTTGGTGATCAAGCACTAAGCAGCGGCGTTTCTTCCGTTGGTGCAACTGGTAGCATCGAAGTTATCCTTCCTCCTAAGGGTGGTCATGGTTCCGATATGGAACTAGAACTCAACGCTAAGCGCGTTATGACCAACATTCGCCTCACTTATGCTGAGGGTGGCGGTGACTTCCCTGTTGATAACGACTTCCGTAGAATCGGTATTCTCAAAGATCCATACAACGAAGGAACTACAACAGTTGCAACTGCAGATACGCTCAACGGTCTATATGCTGTTAAGATCACTGGCACTGGTGGTACTGACTACATTGCTGACGAAGTAATCAGTCAGACTGTCAACAGCGGCAACAGCACTGCATATGGTCGTGTTGTTTCTTGGACCCTAGATCCTTCTTCCACTACAGAAGGCATCCTTAAGTATTACCAGTCTCCTGGTGAGCACACAGACGCTGATGGTAAAGTTTACCTCTTCGAGGCAAACGGTTCTGCAGCAGTCAATGGCGCACAGTCTGGTGCTGCTGGCAACCCCGACACAACCGAAAACGGAACTGTCGAAGGTGTACCTCTAACCAACGGTCTAGGTGTTCCTGAGGTTGAAAATAACTCTGGTGACATCATCTACATCGAAAACAGAAGACTAATCACCCGTGCTCCTGACCAAATTGAAGACATCAAACTGGTCATTGAGTTCTGATCAAAAATAAATATCACCAAGTCCTCCGCTAGCGCGGGGGATTTTTTTTATCTCGTCTAAATACTAACGACTAAGATACTAGTATTTGGCGGAATACCATGCCACAGAAGACTAACTTAAATGTTTCTCCTTATTTTGAGGATTTTGACGCGAGTAAGAATTTTTATAAAATTCTTTTCCGTCCTGGATACTCGATCCAAAGCAGGGAGTTAACGCAACTTCAATCTATTCTACAGAATCAGATTGAAAGTTATGGTAAGTATGCATTCAAACAGGGAGACTTAGTAATCCCTGGTGAAGTAGGACTAAACAATAAATTAGATTTTGTTAAGTTATCTTCGGTATCTGAGGTTGCTGTCAATGATGGCAATGACAATATTGTATATAAAAAGTATGACATTGAACAGTTAATTGGAAGACAACTTAGAGGTTTGACTTCTGGTGTCATCGGCAACGTTGTCTCTACTCAGAATGCAACTGAGACGAATGCAGATACACTATTTGTTGTATATACAACCAGTGGTAATGCTAACAACGAGTCTACCTTCCGCCAAGGCGAGACTCTAGAAGTTATCAATGGTATTAACACACCACTTATGGTTGTTGGTACAGATGGTTCTGTACTACCAACTGCAATTACTGTAACCGATCCAGATACTGGTGCTGAGTCTTCTGTCGTAAGTCCTGCAATGGGTTATGCTTCTGCCGTGAAGGTAGAAGAAGGTATCTATTTTGTAAATGGATATTTTGTAAGAAACGATGAGCAACTCTTAGTCATTGATCCATACTACAATGCACCTAGTGCAAAAGTTGGATTCCGTGTTATGGAAGATATCGTCACCCCAGAGGAGGACGGTTCTTTATATGATAATTCTATTGGATCTTCTAACTTCTCTGCTCCTGGAGCACACAGATTGAAGATTGCTTTATCACTCAAAAAATATTCGTTAGATACTCAGACCGATAAAAACTTCATTCAACTTCTTCGTGTTAAGAGAGGAGTTGTACAGAAGAAAGTTGTACAAGCAGATTACTCCCTGCTAGAGCAAACACTTGCTAGAAGAACTTACGATGAGTCTGGTGACTACGTTGTTGATAACTTCTCTGTTGATATTAGAGAGTGGGCACAAAAAGAAGGAAACAATGGTGTCTATGCTGCAGACGCTGATGGTAACTACAATGGTCTAAACGAGCAAGATGCCTCCAGAAAAATGGTTGCCAATGTTGGCACTGGCAAGGCATACATTAGAGGTTATGAAATCGTCAATAAAGAGACGAAGGAAATTGAGGTAAGCAAAGCAAGAGAAACTCTTGATAGTGATAATCAAGTAATTAAGACCAGAGGTCTGCCTACCTTCGCAATTTCTAACGTATCTGGTTCTGTTCCCCTCAATGCGGAAGGTTCTGATCTAACTTCTTATCCAGATGTAGAATTGTTCTCTCTATACAATGATGGAACAATTGGTCAGCAAGTTGACTTTGGTTCTAGTCAGAGATTTGCAGCAAATCCAGATGATAGAATTGATACAGTAAATCGTAGAGGAACCATCTTCAGTGATAGTGATGGTGTAAAAACCATTACTGTAGAAATTACAAAAACTGGTACAACAACGAAAATCAATCCTCCAAACGCTGGTAATCCCACCATTGATTTTACTGATATCTGCGATAGTAACGGCAATGTTTTTGCTGTTTCAACCAGAGCATCAGGTGAACCAGAATCTTTCAATACATTCAAAGTTCTTGGATTTAGTGTTGTCAATAGAGCAGATGTTAGCCCTGGAGATCTAGCAAAGAGATTTGCAGAACTAACCCTCTCTGGAAATAAAGCACAACTCGATGCTCTAGTTGAGTTTGATGTAGAAGATACTGGTGATAGAAGATACATCTTCTTAGATTCTAATACTGGTGCTCCCAGAGGTCCAATTGCTATTATTACAAATTCAGTTGGAACAGTTCTTGGTAGCGAAGCAAACGCTTCATATACTAACATTTCTGGTAATGCTAGTGCTAGTGGAGTTAATGCTACTTTTGATATCACCCGTGATGCATCAGGTGCTATCGACACAGTAACTATTAACTCTCCTGGTGATACTTATACTGCTACTGAAACAATTACTATTCTTGGTAGTTCTATTGGTGGTGTTGATACTACCGATGATATTACTATTACTGTTAGTGTAATTGATAACGCAGCAAAACTAGGATTTGTTGTTGACTATACTGATACGATTACTCCTTTGATTGGAACTACTAAGTCCAGCAACTTTACCTTAAAGGAAAGAGGATTTGGTTTCAATCCAGATACTGATATTGTTGTTTCTAAAGGAACACTTGCTGGTGGTGAAAAAGTATACAACAGTATTTTCGGACTAGGATATTTTGGTCCTTCCTTCTTCACCAAACTAGTTCTAGAAGCAACACCTTCCACAGGTTTCTCTTCTGGTGAGTATGTTGTTGGTGTAACCAGCGGAGCATATGGTGTTATCGAAGGATCCAGCGATTCTGCATTCAGTAGTGCTGGAATTCTAATGGTCCGTACCTTATCTGGAACATTTAAGTCTGGTGAGGTTCTGATTGATGAGAATAACAACAGTGCAAAAATTGCTAAGGACAACACAATTTCTCACTTTGTTGTTAAGTACAGATCTTCTGGTGGTTATACTTCTACAGCAGAACTACAAATCAATGGTCAGAAATTTGATAGTTCTAAAGCAACAATTGGTTTTAACTCTGGTGGATCTGGTTACATTACAAATATTGCTATTAGAGAAAGAAAAGCATTTACTCAAGAATATACCCAACCACCTGTTGTCACTGTAGTTGATCCTGCAGGTAGTATTGCTTTGGCAGCAAGAGTAGACGCTATCCTATTCAGAAACACTGTTACTACTTACAATCCATCGGATGTAAAGTCGTTTGGTTCTGCATTTGGCAGTCTTGGCGCTAACAAGTTTACTGCTGACATCGAAAGCAATAAGACTGAGTACGTTAATCTTACACCTGTAACAGAGTTTACTTTCTCTGGCGATGCTGCAGGAAGAATTCTAGAGTGTAATGGATTTGGTGGTGATGCCACACAATTCCTTAAGCAAGGTGATTATATCCAGTTTACTGGTACAGACGGTAAAGCTGTTAGAGCAGTAGTTCAATATGCAACCAAACCTGAAGGTCTACTCAAGTCTAGAATTTATCTAAACACTGCTATCCCAGCAACAGTAACAAATGATAGCATTGTTAAGATTACACCTAAGATTGAGAACTTCAATTCTGGTACACTGATCTATCCAACTGGTAGTGGTCAAGTAGCATCTATTTCCAGAAGCGCAGAAGATTCTAAAATCAAGTATTACTACAGAAGAGATTTTGTTACCACTTCTACTAGTAATGCAAATACCATCACATTTACAGCACAGTTACCATTTGGAACTCAGAGATTCGTAAGTTTCAATGAATCCAATTTTGTGATGACTGTTTTGGATCCTGGTGATGCTACCACAGTCAAGAAAGGTGATATTGTATACATCACTGCTGAAAATGTATCTACTACAAATCAAACTGATGAGGCGAGTGGTCTAAACGCTGGTTCTGTTGAGATTACATTACCAAGTTCTGTATTCAACGCTAGTACAACATTCCCTAAACTAAAACTATCTGCAACTCTAGAACTTTCTAAAGCACGTCCTAGAATTAAGACTAGTGTTACCAATAAGAGAATTCTTATTAAGTCTGTTGGTGATAGAGTTATTCCTTTCCGTGGAGAAGATTTTGATAGTGAATCCACATCTCTAACAACATATGCTGATGCATACAAACTGAGGTATGTTTATGAAGGTACATCTGTTGCTGCACCCGAAGTTGACACTGCTGGCAATCTAGTTGGTAATGGTCAAGATATCACAGAAAGATTTACTTTTGATGATGGACAGAGAGATACATTCTATGATGTTTCTAGAATCGTTCTAAAACCAGGATATCCTGCACCAACAGGACAACTTGTTGTTGCATTTGATTACTTTGAACATTCCCAAGGTGATTTCTGTACTGTTGATAGTTACAACCATGAGTCTGGTGTAACTCTAGAAGAGATCCCATCTTTCAACTCTGCTGTTCATGGCATTGTATCTCTTAAGAATGTCCTTGACTTCAGACCAAAAGTTGACAACTCTTCTTACATCACAGGATACGCTAATACATCTTCTAGACAAGGAACTGCTACAAGTTTCACTGGAGAAGGTGGTGTTGTATCTGTAACTCCAGCACCCGATAAGAACCTAGAGTATACATTTAGCTTCAGTCAAACTGAGTTCCTCAGCAGAATTGATGGTATCTTCCTCAATAAGAAAGGTCAGTTTGTCCTCAAAGAGGGTAACTCCTCACAGAACCCAACTCGTCCAGAACCTCTGGATGATGCAATCGCTCTATACTACCTCTATATTCCAGCATTCACTACAACCAGCAAGGATGTAAGAATTACTCCTGTTGATAATCGTAGATATACGATGAAGGATATTGGTAAACTTGAGAAGCGTATTGAGCGTCTTGAGTATTACACTACCCTCAGTATTCTTGAGCAGCAAGCACTAGGAATGCAGATTCGTGATGACATCGGTTTTGATAGATTCAAGACTGGATTTATTGTTGACAACTTTGAAACTCATTTAAGAGGTGATGTTTCTTCTACTGATTATAAGTGTGCTATCGATACACAACAATCTGTATTGAGACCACAGACTCATGAAGATTCTTATGCTCTGAAAGAAACTAATACTAGAGATGATCAGCGTATTATTGATGGTTACCAGAAAACTGGTAATATTGTAACTCTTCCTTATACAACTCTGCCTCTACTAGGTAATGATTTTGCTACAAAGACAATCAACCCCAATCCTTTCGTAGCACTTCAGTATGTTGGTGAAGGTGCCCTTGAACCAAGTATTGATTCTTGGTATGACGATACTGTAGAACCACTCGTCGTCGATAATAACACACAACTATATTCTATTTTCATTGCAAAGAATGATATTACTGAAGCATATTCCAGCATCTTCAATTCCTTCATTGTTAACTGGATCGGATCGAAGAACAGCTTTGGTGAGATCACATCGTTCGGATCTACCAATTCTGACAGCGCATTCTCCAAAGTTGAGTCTGCTTCCGTTGCAAGTTCCTCTAATGTAAGTCCACAGAATAATGAACTTGGCAAAGGTCTATCTGTAGATAGTAATGAAAAGGGATCTATTGCCACTTCCTTGAAGTTCTTTGCTAGAAGCATTGCAGTTAAGTATGTTGTTAAGAGACTGAAACCCACTACAAAACTATATCCTTTCCTAGAGGGAAGAGATATTACTAGATGGGTAAATCCAGACAGCAAGTTCACTGGTATTGCTGGAAACTCTTTGACTGGATTTAATGGATCGATTACTACAGATGAAAATGGTAACGCTAGTGGTATTATTTTAATCCCTGGTGGATATGCACCACTAGAGAATGCTACATGGACAGGTGATCCTAAGACTGTAAATTATGATCTAACCTCTGAACAAGTAAGAGTAACAACTGGTGTTAAGACTATCAGGTTTACTTCTAGTGCAACTAACGATGCAAAAGACACTGTAGATACCTATGCAGAAGTCAAGTATTATGCACTTGGTAGACTTCCAGAGAACCCATCTACAATCAACTCCACACTACCTGCTATCTTCAAAGCAAACGAAGGTGTACAGTTGATCGATAGTGTTACTGACGTAGAGACAAAACCAAATCCATTAGCACAAACCTTCAAGGTAGAAAACTTTGATGGTGGTTGTTTTGCGACTGGTGTTGATCTGTACTTCAACAAGAAGTCAACCAATATTCCAATCAGAGTATATTTGACAAATACCGAGAGTGATAAACCTGGCAAGTATATTATCCCTGGTACGGAAGTATCGCTAATTCCAGATACTAGAATTCGTGTATTTTCTAACGGAACTGCAACCATCAAGATCGATGAAACAATCACTGGTTCTAGATCTAATTGCAGTGGTCCTTTATCGAAGGTCTTAGATAAGAATAACAACGAGCTTACCCCAACCTCCACTGGTGAAGTTACCCTCACTAATGAGCAGGTATATACTCTTGTTCTTGGAAACCACAACGGCAAGACATTTGCACAAAATGAAGATCTAATTATTGGATCTCTGACTACTTACAATGCAACCAACAATACTCAACTAGCACTAACAGTTGCTAGAGATTCTGGTAAGGTCTCTAACTTGATTGTCAAAGAGACTGGTGGTAACTACGAGACTGCAATTCTATCCTTTGAGAGTCCACAACTTCCTGGTGGTAGCGTTGCAAACGGTAGAGCAAGCATCTCTGATGGTAAGATCTATTTTGCAGAACCAACCCTATTCGGTTCTGAGTATACATCCCCACCATCTATCGTTGTCAGAGGTGTCGGTAACGGCGCTGCAGGTGCTGTTGTAGAAGCATCTATTACTATTGATACCCCCGCAGTTAGAATGGGCGTTGCAGTCGATTCTACGGGCGTTATTGAGTCCACAACACCAACCAAATTCACCTTTGCAAATCCTGTCTATCTACAGAACAATTCTCAGTATGCTCTCGTTATCGAGACAGATTCTACAGAATATGCATTATGGACATCTAGACTAGGTGAAATTGAAATTGCCACAAGCACACCTGTAACAACACAACCTCTACTTGGATCTGTATTCAGATCTCAGAACGTTGATACATGGACTGAGGATCTATTTGAAGATATTAAGTTTACTCTAAACAGAGCAGAATTTGATATTACAAGAGAAGCAACACTCAAGATTGAAAATGCAGATCTCACTTATGAGTCTCTATCTAATGATCCATTTGAAACTGATGGTGCTTCTGATGCTGGCGCTACTTCTGATCTATTCAGAAATAACAATAAAGTTATTCGAGTCAATCATCCAAACCACGGTTTCGAAGACGGTGGTAAGTCCTTTGTCTTCTTCAGAAATGCAGAAGATACAGGTGGCATCCCTGCAACTCAAT